TTTTGATGGAGGAGTCGGCACTCTTGAGAGAAACTCTGTTATTTCAGATGTTGCAAACCCTAGAAACCCTATTAATACAGGCTCCTACACGGTTCAAGCCGGAGATGTTGGCGCTCAGATAGTAAGCAATCTTCGTGCAATAAACTCAAACACTGATACAACTGACTTGTCTTTTGCTACCTTAGAGGTCTCTGATGGCGCTCTACAGGCACCTCAGAACCTAAATCTTTCACTTCTTGGAGGAAACTTACAAGGTTCTTGGGATGCCTCTCTGGGAGGCAACGACAACGCTATTACATACGTTTATAGTTTAGAAAAAGATGGGGTAGTAATATTTACCTCTACATCGCAAAGTGCAACTGTATTTAGCAGAGCCGCGAGTGGAAATGGAAGTTATAGGTTTAGAGTTACTGCCTCTCAGACTGGCAGCGTATCCGTAATATCTGGCTATTCAAACATATACACGCTTGTTCCTCCTGCTGCCTTTAATGTAACAGTTCAAAATGTTACTAATACAGTTCAATACCTTCCTTCGGCTTTTACAATAAATGCTCCAACAATAAGTGCCACTGTTCTAAACAGATGGGACTGGACTTGGACAGTATCAACTGTTACTGGACCAGCGTATGCAAAAACTGGTTCTTTTAATGTAACAAGTGTAAACAGTTGGACTTCTACAATAACTAGACCAGATGGCTCGACGGGAACTTCTTCCGTATCTACCCCGACAGATTGGTGGACAGTAAACAGCAGCGGAAACCACACCGAAACAGTTACAGCAAGAAATAATAGAAAAAACTTTGTAAGAATTTCCTGGACAAGACCAGCAGGAACTAGTGCGGTAAGTTATAGAGTAACTATGAATGCTTACTCTGCTGCAACCAACGGAAGTCTTGATTGGAGTAGAACAATAAATGTTGAAGATATTAATTTTGTTGATATAGAACATGACTATAGTGCTAATGGCGCTTTTTCAAATGGTCAGGCTGTTTTAGTTACATCTGTTACCGCATATGATGGAGCAGGTCAGACCGGAACATCAATATCAGGAACTCTTCCACAATTTAATGAGTTTGGTGCTGATGGAACAACATCTTGGAGCGGTTGTAATGTTATTTCCTCTGCTTCAACTGGTAGAACTGATAATTTATCACTAGAAGTTCCTTCGACGGGGCAACTTACAACAACAGGAATTTTTGAACCAGGAGAGACTCTATCTCTAGTACAGGGAGGCGGCACATGGTATCCGTCTTACACTAACTGGAATAAAACTTCTTATAATTGGCTTAAAAGCAGAACAATCCAACCAGCAACTGCTGGAACATCTAGCACTCAAGTTATAGCAAATAACTCTACTGCTGTTGGAAGTCAGTTTTTTTGTGAAGTAGTAATGAACTACAAAGGAACTACTCGAACTGTTTATTCTAGTTTTGCAGATATTGTTCCTGGACCACCGTTCTACTCTGTTGACGATTTACTAAATCGAACTTTTAGAATTTCAGGCGTAGCAGCAAATAATGGAACTAGTTTCTTTGGAACATATACTGGTGTTAGTAGTGGAACTATTTCTGAAACTCCTATTGCAGGAGGAACATTCACTAGCCCTACTGTAAATGTTGGAAGCATATCTACAACATTATTTTCTAGAAGATATGTAACTTGGGTATATCCAACCACTGTTAATAATGTTCAAACAAACTCCACTAGGTCTACAACTAATACCGTAACAATAGCAACCCCCCCTCAATCCACTGGGGCAAGAAGGTATCTATTTGTTGCCCCTTCTGTTGGCGCTGGAAACACTATGTATATTTCAACTAATGGTTATTTTGGAAATGCCACTATGCCAACAAATAACTATCTAACTAGCACCTTACCTACACCTGGCGGATTTCTCAACATTGCGGCGCAGGATTTAGTAATGGTTTCTTGTTTTACAAAAGTTGATAGTGGAGGAACTTGGATTCGTTATAGAGGTTACAGATACAACACTCCTGGCGGTCCTTTTCTAGAGTATCAAGCATACTTAACATTTACTGGAGAAGCCTATGTTCTTTTTATAGAAAACGGTTTAACTGACTATCGCACGGACCTTGCATATTTTCAAAGTGGCACTCAGCAGAACACTTGGTCTGCTAATTCCACGATAGACAATACTAATTTTACTGTGAATCAAGGAACCTCTGGTTGGACCTCGAGGGCAGTAAGTACTGGCAGTAACGATGACGGTATTGTTTCTTTTACAGTTATAGCACCTGCAAGACAACATCAAGCAAGTGCCGTAACAAGAACTGCTGGGGGATTTACTTTCAACATCACAAACGTTGCGGACAACACTTTTGAATCTGCGGCAACTTATACCGTAACCACTACTGCTGGAACCGCGTCAATTAACGCAAGCACTGGTTTAGTTACTCAGATTGGTTTAGCCTCTAGTGGATTTGCAACTGTAACAGTTAGCAAAGCAAGATTCGGCTTTGAAAACGCTACCAACGTTGACCGTCAAGGCCAGGCTCTAGCCGGCGCTGCTCCAGTTCAAACTTCTGCTCCAACTATCTCTGCTTCTGGAACAGCAGATGGTTCTGGAACTGTAAGAAGAGCCCAGGTGGGGGCCACAGTTAGTGGTAGCGCTGGAACCTATAACAATCAAGCAAGTATTACATCTGGGCTACTTACAATATTAAGTAATTCCTACACTGGAGCCGACAGCAACTGGACTTCTTCTGGAGTTTTTGCAAGTAGTGTAGCAATTGGAACTAGTGCTGCTTCTTCATCAGCGAATATGTATAGATGGAGAGATAGAGTTGTTGGAACAGATGGCTCTACTGTTGATTTTTATACACCAGTAATTTATAGAGCGGTATATGCTCCACCTCCAGGAGGTTTTACTACTCCAACTCAAAACAGCGTTGGCATATCTTATACTGGAGGAACCGGTGCTCCAAGATACTACAGATATCAAAACGGAAGTGAACTTAACTTCTTAACTGATGGCGGCGCTGGGCCATTTTTCACCAACTTCACTGGATTAACTGCTGGCACTACCTACGATATTCGACTATACGGTGGAAACACCGAAGGTTATTTGTCTGTCGGTTATGTCGGAGGCAGTGTGCAAACTGCTGCTGCCGCTTCCTTCCTTGCTACACCTTCTCCATCTGCATCCACTAACAGAACAGATGGAATTCTTGTCAGTTGGGGATTTATCCCGAATGCTTCTTTCTATGGTGTTTGGTATAGAGGTGGCGCTCCCTCCTACGACACTGCTCCAGATTTTGGTGGTCCTAATAATCCAATCTATGCAACTTCTTATTTAGATACTTCAACAGGGGTTGGTACTAATCGCCAATACGATGTTCAGGCTTACCCTTCTGTTGGAAGTACGACGTATCTAAAAAGCCAGTATGGAGGTCCTTCAAATTTTGGAGTAAGAATTTCTGCTGCCGCTCCTGCGCCAGTTCTTTCTAGTCTAACTGGAAACAACTCTCTTCCCGTGGGAGGAACATTTAATTGGAGTTTTACAAACTCTCCGACTGCATACTCGGTTTTTGTAACGGGTCCATCTGGAACCGTGTTCACTACAAGTAACTCGTATAGTTATGGTGGAACATCATTTAGACCTGGATATGACGGAACTGGCTGGCAGGGCGCTGGAACCTATACAATTTATGTCTCGGCCACAAACGGGCAGAACAGTGCCGTAGCAAGTACATCCACCTTTATGAATTAAGGATAATGATGATAACTAATATAGAAAAACTAGAGTTAGTAAACCTAAAACTGTCCTTTTGGCAAGAGCGCCTTGAGGAAAGCAACAGTTATATACCTTTGCTTGAAGAGTTGGGGAATCAAGATAAAATAGCGAGTAATGCGCTAGATATACAAGACTATACTATAAAAGTAGGTATTCTTGAAGGCATAAAAAACGAACTTGAGAATACAATTACGACACCTACCGAAGAAGAAAACCTATAGATAGCAAACTGCTATCATAGATACCCCGACACAAGGAGAAAAAGATGACACCAGAAGCAGCAATTCAATACGAATATCTAGATGTTCGTGATAAAAACAATATCATAATCAACCACATCCGCAGCACAGAGTATAACTTATACAATCTTGAGATTCAGAAGACTCTTGCTAATGCCTCAACAACCAAAGACCAGCAATTATTGACCCAACTAAATCAAGAAATCTCTGATGGAGTTGCAAAAATTGTTGAACTCAAGGGTCTTCTTACTACTGAGGAGTAATAAATAAATGGCTGAATCTGACCAAAAAGATTTAGTTATTACTGCTCTAAGGCAAAGAATTGGGGAGTTAGTCTCCAATTATGAAACAGAAATTGCTGTTATCAGAGCAAACTTTACTAAATTAAAAGAAGAGTTTGACCACATTTCTAAAGTTCTTGCTGACCAAGAAACTTTAGAAGAAGTCAAAACTCCTGTAAAAAAGTTTGTTCCACCAGATATTATAAAAAACAAAGAGCAGGAGCCTTCTAGTGTTTGAGATAAAAGATGGCTCCAGAACTCTTCAATTTGAAGGTCGTCTGCTGGCTAAGTCCTCCTCTTGGAGGAGGGGCTCGATTAGATGGATTGAGTTTGCTTTGTATAGAACAGAGAACGGCTCCTACATTCTTTCAAGAATAGGAGTCTCTCTTATCTATCACGGGGCTGCTTGTCCTTTAGTAAGACGATATGCTTTAATAGAAGCACTACCAAACGTTCTTGAAAAAGATGCAATCCCTTGCGAAGAATGCAATCCAAACAGGTCTTTACCTATTATTTTTCCAGAGAAATACCGATACTGGGCTCAGGTAAGTGAAGAGCCGAAACCAGTTTTAGATGCTCTATATAAGTATGACTTAAATGGTGCAAGATATCTGACTAATGTGGCAGAACGCTTACTACAAGAAGCAGGGCAGAATGATGAAAAGATTGATGCTATTTACAGAGTAGAGATGATTCCGTAGTATTAGTAATAACTAAAAAGAAGGACAAATGACACAAGGACTTGATGGGATAGAAGTTACGCTAGTTGATTCAGCCGAAAAGGCTGCTAATTTTATTGCGTGGCTTAGCCAAAGAAGACCATACAACGCCATTGCTATAGATACTGAAACTGGCGAACGTGCTGGTCGTCCACGACAAGATGCGCTCTCTCCTTGGCATGGAGATTTACGTCTTGTTCAAGTTGGCGACGGCATGGCCGGCTGGGCAATTCCTTGGAATGAATGGTCTGGTGTCTTCTATGAGGCTATGGATAAATTTGATGGACCACTTGTTTGTCATAACATTGCATTTGAAGCACGTTGGTTTGCAGTTAAATCTCATTGGGAAATTCCGTGGCATCGTGCACACGACACAATGATTATGGCTCACCTTATTGACCCGCTTGGGCCAGGAGGACTAAAGCCTCTTTCTGAAAACTTAATTGACCCTCGTGCTGCCCATATGCAGGAAAAACTAGATTTAGGGCTTGTTGAGAATGGTTGGACGTGGGGCACAGTGCCTATTGATTTTCAACCATATTGGTCTTATGGCGCTCTAGACCCGATACTCACGATGCGTTTGTGGGAAAAGTTTTACGAGCAGTGTGGACCTGGAAAGCCTTATCACAAGGCGTATGAAATTGAGATGGCTACTCGAAAAATTGTTACTCGTATGGAGATTAACGGCGCTCGTGTTGACGTTAATTACTCTAAAAACAAATATAAAGAACTTCTTGAATACACAGACAGTGTGAAGAAGTGGGGACAAGAAACTTACTCTGGAACCAGTATGACTAGCAATATCCAACTAGTTCGTCTCTTTGAGAAGTTGGGAGCAGAGATTGTAGAACTGACTCCTAGCGGTCAAAAGTCTTGCACTAAAGACCAACTAAAACTTCTTGTTCGTGATGGAAATGCTGAAATCAAAAACTTGGCTGAAACTATTCTCAAACTTCGTAAGGCAGAAAAACTTGCTAATACTTATTTTTTGAATTTTATTGACAAAAATGTTGATGGACTGCTTCATCCTTCAGTAAAGACTTTAGGGGCTAGAACATCTCGTATGTCTATCACTGACCCAGCGCTACAGACTCTTCCTAAGGGGGACGAGACAGTTAGACGTGCGTTTATACCTAGAGATGAAGACCATGTAATTATTACCTCTGACTTAGACCAAGTAGAGTTTCGTATGTTTGCTTCTTTATCTAGAGACCCTAATCTAATTAATCTATTCAATCGTGCTGATGCCACTGGCTCTGACCCATTTACCGAAATTGGTAGAGAGGTTTATCAAGACCCTAGTATTGAAAAAAGCGATAAAAGAAGAAACCTTATTAAGGGAATGGTTTATGGTCGTCTCTACGGTGCTGGTGTTGCTAAGCAAGCAATCACAGCGGGAGTAGCCGAATCTCAGATGAAATCTGTTTCAGATGCTTTTGATATGAGATACCCTGGAATGATTACTTTCCAAAAAGAGATTGAACACGTTGGCTCTATGCGTGAAAGAACTACTGGTCAAGGATATATTCATACTTGGACAGGAAGAAAGATTCCTTGCGACACTGGTCGTGTTTATACACTTATAAATTATTTAATTCAGGGAGGCGCTGCTGAGGTCTTTAAGAGTAATCTTATAAAACTTGACCAAGCAGACTTGACTGAATTGTTGATAGTTCCAGTGCACGACGAGATTGTTCTTCAAGCACCTCGTAAAGATGCGCAGGAGATTATGAAAACTGTTCAAGAATGTATGACAACACGAGATGGCTGGGATGTTCCGCTAACTTCTGGAATTGATGGACCTATGGAAAACTGGGGAGAGAAATACAAATGACATACATTCTTTCTGTTGACCCTGGACTTATAAGTGGAGTCTCTCTACTAGAGTGGAGCGATAATCAAGATGACCTGCCTAAAAATATTTTCTCTTCCGAGGTAGACCCCGATGGTTTTGCCGAGGCGGTTGAGGCGGCTTTTGTTTCTTGGAAAAGTTATAATAGATTTTATGTAGTCTGCGAGCGATTTGTAATTACAGCCCAAACTGTTAGGAACTCTCAGGCTCCCTACAGCCTTGAGCAAATAGGCGTGATTAAGCATCTTTGCCGCGTAAACGGGTATAACCCAGGGGAAATATCTATGCAGGCTCCTGTAGACGCTAAATCTATGTTCCCTAACGATGCTCTAAAAAAGATAGGGGTGTGGCATAAGGGAGGCGAAGGACACGCAAATGACTCCATAAGACACTCCCTTCTAAAACTGACTAAGATTGGCTGGAAACCAAGAATCTTGCTAGAATAGTAGAATCAACAAAAAATACTTACAGCCGAAATAAAAAGTTTTTTTAGTTAATGACGAAAGGATTTATTAGATGCCAGTATCAGTAGACATAGATGCCGCTGGAGAGCACATTGTCATTACGACTGATTGGAGGCTGAAAGAACTCTGTAAAAGCCTCCCAGGGGCCTCTTGGAGGGTTTCAGAGGGTGTTTGGAGGGTTCCTCTTAGTTGGAGCACTTGTTTAGCACTAAGGTCTACTTTTAAGGACCAGTTAGAAATTCAGCCACGCCTTGCCGAATGGGCCACTAATCAACTCAATACAAGAATTGCTCCTGCTCTAGCCCTAAGAGAGTTGGAGACTTATGAAGGAGACGAATCTCTATTCCCTCACCAGCGGGCTGGGGTTGCCTTCCTTGCTACCGCAAAAAGAGCCTTATTGGCTGATGAACCAGGTTTAGGAAAAACTGCTCAGGCTATCCGTGCTTTGAAACTACTTCACGATAATGGAGAAGATGTCTTCCCCATCCTAGTTGTTTGCCCAAACACTCTAAAGAAAAACTGGGCGCGAGAGTTTGATAGATGGTGGCCTGGCTCGGTTGTTACTCAAGTAATCAAAGGTTCAGCAGTGCAAAGAAAGAAACAGTTTGAAGAACCAGCGCAGGTATTTATTATTAATTGGGAGTCTCTTCGCTCTCACTCACGTCTTGCTCCCTACGGGTCTATTGCGCTAAAGCGTTGTGTTGATATGGGTGGCTTAGATGAAAAAGTCACAGCGAACCAATGTGAAGTAACTCCTAGAGAACTAAACAATATAGATTTTAAGGCTGTTATTGCTGACGAGATACACCGCTCAAAAGACCCTAAGAGTAAGCAAAGCCGCGCTCTTTGGGCTGCCACGGGCGACGCTGAGATTCGTTTTGCTCTTACTGGAACACCTATCGCAAACAATGTTGTTGACTTGTGGTCAATTCTTCATTGGATTTCTCCTGAAGACTGGCCATCTAAAACAAAATGGATTGACCGTATGGTTGATGTAATGCTCAACGCATTTGGTGGAATGATGGTTCTTGGAGTCAAACCAACAATGCATGATGAATTTTATAAATCTCTAAACCCTTATATGCGTCGTATGTTGAAAAAAGTAGTTTTACCTAACTTACCTCCTGTCTTAAATGAAAGACGAGATGTGGAGATGTCAACAAAGCAAAATAAGGCTTACTCCCAAATGCGGGACAATATGATTGCTGAACTTTCTTCAGGAGATATTTTGACTGCTCCTAGTGTTCTCACTCAGACTATCAGATTATTACAATTTGCTAGTGCTTATGCTACTTTAGAAGTAGATGAAATTACGGGTGAGAGTAAAGCCATTCTAAGTTCTCCCTCTTGTAAGGTCGAAGCGTTGATGGATGATATTGATAATGGAGATTTTGGAGACGACTCTGTTGCTGTATCCGCCGTCTCTAAACAACTTATCAATCTACTAAGCGCTGAAATGACTAAAAAGAAAATACCTCACGGGCTAATTACTGGAGACCAAGATGAAGACCAACGTCAACAGGCTATTGACGATTTTCAATCAGGTGCTATAAAGTGGATTTTGTTTACGGCACAAGCGGGCGGTGTAGGAATTACCTTGACTGCCGCTAGAAGATTAGTTATGCTTCAACGACCTTGGTCACTTGTTGACCATAGACAAGTTCTTGACCGAGTACATAGAATTGGAAGCGAAATCCATGACTCTATTATCATCACAGATTACGTTACAGAGGGGACTATAGAAGAACGCGTAATACAAGTTCTTGAAGCAAAAGGTGATAATTTTGAGGAAATTGTGAAAGACAAAGAGCAACTGCTCAGATTACTAAAAGACGATAAGGAAGGAAATCTATGAGTAATGTTGTTCGTATATCTAACTCAGAAATTCAAACATTCAAAGACTGCCGTCGTAGGTGGTGGCTAACTTATTATCGAGGTCTCTCGCCTCAGGTTCAACAGTTTACTGGCGCTCTTGCCTTTGGTAGCCGTATCCATGCTGCTTTAGATAAACATTATTCAGAAGACGTTCCTCTACTCAAGGCTCACGAGGATTTAGTTGATGCAGATAAAAAACTTTTATTATCTACTTTCGAGGATACTTCTAATTTAGAAACAGAAGCAGAACTTGGAAGAATTATGCTTGAAGGCTACGAACATTGGGTTGCCGAAGAAGGCATTGATATTGAACTTGAAATGATATCTACTGAAGAAAAAATTATTACCCCGTTGTTTAATGGAGAAGTAGAACTTCAGGGAAAAATTGATATGCGTGTTCGTCGAAAAATAGACGGTGTTCGTCTGTTTCGTGACTTCAAAACTGTAGGCGGCTCACTAGATGAGTTTGCTTCTTTGGCAAATATGAATGAACAAGTTCTCACATATATGATGCTAGAGGCAACAAAAGCAGATGAAGAACATCGCACTGAGGGTGGAATTTTTACTATGCTAAAAAAGGTAAAAAGAACTGCTGCCTCCAAACCTCCTTACTATAAACAAATTGAGGTAAGACATAACGTCTTTGCTCTTAGGTCTTTTTGGAAGAGAATTCACGGTGTCATCGCAGATATGATGCGTGTTCGTAAAGCATTGGATGAAGGAGAGGCTCATCAATTTGTTGCCTACCCAAAGCCAAGCCGTGACTGCAAGTGGAAGTGCCAATTTTTTGCTATATGCCCAATGTTCGATGACGGAAGCGCCGTTGAGCAAGCACTTAGCGAAATGTATAAGGAGTCAGACCCTTATGCATATTACGAATCAGAGAAAAAAGGAGGCGAGTGATAGTGGCTGAAGTACAGCGTTCACTAACAATTATGGTGTATGGAGAGAGCAAGGTTGGTAAATCATCCTTTGCAGTAACAGCACCATATCCACGACTAATGCTTGACGTTGAGGGTGGACACCGTTTCCTACCTATCGTCGTCAAATACTGGGACCCTTTGCGAGAAGAGCCACCAGTTGCAGATGGAACTTGGGATACTTGCGTAGTCACAGTTCGTGATTACGACACAGTAATCAAGACATATCAATGGCTACAAATGGGTAAGCATCAGTTCAAGAGTTTGATTATTGATTCAATCTCTGAACTACAAGTAAAGTGTATGGACAGCATTGCTGGAAACGAACAAATGAAGATGCAGCAATGGGGAGAACTTCTTCGCCATATGGGCGCACTACTTCGTGATTTGCGTGACCTTACGATGCACCCAACTAATCCACTAGAGGCAGTAGTTCTCACTGCAATGTCTCGTACAGGTGCGGAGGCGGGTCGTAATAAGCCATACCTACAAGGACAGTTGGCAATTCAAGCGCCATACTTCTACGACATTCTCGGTGCTCTTACAGTCGAGACACTATCAAACCCAGACCCTATGCAACCATCATACAAAGTTCGTCGTATGTATGTCGAACGAACAAATGAATACGAAGCAGGCGAGCGTGTTCAGGGACGGTTAGGCTCTATCGTCGAACAACAAAATTTGTCTATCGAAAGAATGCTAGATTTAGTTTTCGGACCTAGACAAACAGCAACACCAGCAACACAAGAAAACACAACGACTACGAAAGGTAACTAATGAGTACTCTAAATTGGGGCGACCTAATCAAGGACGCCGGAGAAGTTGGCGGTAGTTATGAAGCACTGCCAGACGGTGATTATGACCTCACTGTTATTGAAGCAACTGCCAAAGTAACAGCGAGTGGAAAAACAATGTTCTCCGTAAAGACACAGGTCGAAGGTGGCGCATACAACAAGCGTTTTGTATGGGACAACCTAACTGTATCTCCTGAAAACAAAAATGCTTTAGCAATTTTCTTTAGCAAAATGCACGCTATGGGAATTACACAGGCGTTCTTTACCACCGTTCCTGCACCTACAAATGCTGCTATCGAGCAGATTCTTATGGGTCGTAAGTTCCGCGGTACTGTTGGAAGTCGTGTATATAACGGACAGAAGCGTAATGAGATTCGCCGTTATTACTCTCTAGGAGCAGCAGCAGGTGGCGCAGTAGCAGCACCAGTTGCTTCCGCACCTCCAGCACCAGCGCCTGCACCAGCACCAGCGCCTGCACCAGCACCAGCACCAGCGTCTTTCGAGGCAACAAGCGCACCAGCAGCGCCGTTCTAATATCAAGAGTCGTAGGTTGCCGTCTCAACGGGCGGCAACCAACAACTCATTAGGGAGAAATAAGATGGCAAATTTAGATTTAGATTGGGTAAAAGAACAACTTACTCAAAACAAAACAAAAAAGATGACTGGAGATGCTGTTCTTCAGTTATTAGATACTTGGCAAAGCATAAAGAGACCGCCTAAAACAGATATCTCAAAAGATATTATTGATGTTTTCTCTAAACTTGCTTTAGGTCATGCTTTGATAAAGACAGATAAAGACGAAACTTGGATTCCAGTTCAGTCTGGAGCAATAAAAGTGTCAGAAATAGTCAGAGTAAAGTTTGATGCTTTTGATGAAGAGAGTGGGAAACATCAACTCAACGGAAGAAAAGGTAGAGTCGTTGGGGTTCGATATGGCGATGTCATCATAAAGACAGACGACAATAAACTTCCTGTTCTAGATGGCACTCATTTCAGACCAGAAAACTTAGAAAAACTAATACAACAATGACTTCGATAACCTACAAGTTTAATTTTTTTGCTGATAATAAGGAAGAAATATTAGACACAATTAAGGAAAAGATTTCTTCATTTGTAGACAGCGACACAGAAGACCCACTAAGGTATGTCAACTACGAAACAACGATTACTGATGCAGAAGAGGGCAAAAGTTATCTAGTAGAAGTTATAGCGAGGATAAAAAATGACAACAGATAGTTCTTTACCAGAGCAAAACCCTTTGAGGGTAGAGGCTCTTAGGGAAGCAGCAAAGATTATTTCTGGTGACCGCAACAAGCAATACGGGGCACCTGAAGATAATTTTGAAAGAACAGCAAAGATTTGGTCTGTAATTCTTGGAATTCCTATAAGTAATGAAGATGTTGCAATGATGATGGTGGGGCTAAAAGTTGCCCGTTACGCATCTAAGTCTGGATATCAACCTGACACATGGATTGATATTGCGGGCTATGCAGGGTGCGGATACGAAGTTGGACATTTAGAAAATAAAAAATAAAAATCAAATGTTTAGAAAGAGGAAGGAATGGCAAATGAACCTTGGACTTTTGACTCTCCGTTGTGTTCGCAGGTTGGACTGGAGCCCTTTTTTGAAGAATCGGAAACTGTAAGCAGAGCATCAAGTCCTAGAGAAGACTATCAACTTGCTGTCAAAATATGCAACTCTTGTCCTTATGTAGCAGAGTGTGCTGAGTGGGGAATAAAGCATGAAGTTTTTGGCATCTGGGGAGCAACTACTCCTCAGCAGAGAAAAAGAATTAGAGAGAAAAGAAATATTATTGTAGATGTTGAATTAAAAACTCTAGGATAGATAAACACACTAGAATTCTCTTATAGTAAATTTACTATATGTAGAAGGGCAGTTGTGATGAACGAACCAGTCTTGCGGCCTCTACCGCTATGTGAGCAGTGTTGGTTAGAGAATCACACTAATTGGGAACCTCAAAGTATGAGCGAGAACGGTCATATTATGATGAAATTAGTTGGTGTAGACACCCCTGAAATAGTGACACCTGGGAATGTTGACATATGTTGTATGTGTGGCTCAATAACAATTTCGGGTATCTATGAAATGACTGACCCAACAAAAGCATATTTCTTAGGCGAAAGCGACGAGTCTAATGATAAATTTGAATTTAATTTTGGTATTCTTGACGATGACTAGTCAGGAGATTGAGTTCTATGAAAGACAAAAGACCTGGAGAAGAACTCTGGCTTGAGTGGGAGGGGGAGGGCTACTTACCCCTAAAAGAAGATTGCACAATCTATTATACTTTTGAAAATGTAGATACAACAAATGAAGTAGTTCGCAGGGCTCTGGCTTCTGCTTTACAAAGAGACGGTCTTGTTCATTCATTAGGGGATGGTTTTAGACTTTTAGAAAATTGCGTAGTTGACTATATGCATTGCGGATATTTAGAGGGCGAACTTCAATATATTGTTTGTAGTCCAGATGGAGAAACTCGTTATGGAGATTTTGTAGAAAAACCTTTAGAAATTACTTTAATAGAAATATAGAAAAATAGGCGTGTTGTTTGATAGTTTTATACCCTAATAGGATATATTAACATATGTGTGGAAACCAGCAGATAACTTAAATTGGCAAAAAGATGCCCTTTGCGCAAAGCCGTCAAACCGAAAATACATAGATTGGTTTTTCGACTCTAACATAGAAAAAAAGTATGCTGCAAAGAATATGTGCTTTCAGTGTCCAGTCAGGTCTCAATGTCTTCAGTGGGCCCTTGAGCACAGGCAAATCTGGGGTGTCTGGGGCGGTAAGGATGAAGTTGATATTAGACGTGCTCTATCAGTGTCTTATCTTGGAGAAGAAACCCGCAGACGTAGATACCCTAACTGTCCTTTCTGCTCTGCTAGACCAGAAAAATTAGACACACTTGTAGTTGAACTAGATGGTTCTGGCAGATGGAATACCGCTAAAGTTGTTGTGTGTACAGAGTGTAATTTTTCTTGGAAGAGTAGAACTAGTGCGAACGCCGTTGAAGCATACAAAGTAGACAAAGCAGAGAAAGTAGAGCGTCAACGTAGACTCAGAGCAAGGGCTAAAAAAATAAAAGCAAAGAAGGCTAAGAAATCTTCCTTAGCCAAACCTGCGTCCCGACCTCAATCACAGAGCACCTCTTCTGATAAAAAAGCAACAAAGCATCAATAGCGGGTTTAGGGTCTTTCATAACATCTCCGTTGCCGAGGGTCCACAAGTAATCATCAAAAGCAAGAACACCGTTCACCTTTAGAGACTTGTATGCGTTAATTCCATCTCTCAGTACTGACATAGCGGTATGGTCTGCATCTACATAAACAAAGTCAAATTGTTTATCGTTGGAGGCAAAAAACTTATCTGTAGTCATTTTCTTCTTAAACAGCCTAGACTCGCCTAACCACTGAGAGTTTTTTTCATCATAAAAATCTTCAACATTTTTCCAATCAAAAGAGTTATGGATTGGTTCCTCGGAGCCTTCCCAGGTGTCAACATCTACTAAAGTAGATTCTGAGTTAGTAAGAACATTCTCGAACATCCACTTTGTAGCATCTCCCGTATATGCTCCTAACTGAAGAAAGTCTACTTTTCTGCCCTTGAACTCGTTTAGGTGCCTTAAAAAAATATTTTCTGCATACTGCTCAAACCAATTTGGATATTTAGTTTTCATTTAACTTCTCCTTACAAAAATTTAGATTTTTTTCTAATCTTTCTTTTTCATTTTCTGGTCCTAAATCTAAAGCAAGTTCGGCATACTCAACGCTTTCTTTATATTTTTTTAACTGGTAGCAGGCAATTGAAGCCATATCATATGGTGTATACCCCCAAGCCTCTGCTTCATTTAGGTATGCCATATCTCTATCTTTTATAGCCAATGCTTTTTCTGCCGCTTCAAGGCAATCTTCCCACCTAGATTGGGCGTAATAAAGTTTTGCTAAATCTACAAAAGACTCTCGTCTTTTAGGGTCTTCTTCAGAAGCAAGAGTTAGCCATATCTCTGCCTCTGGAGGATGAATTTTTGATAAGTAACGATAAGAAGCCGCTCTCTCTGCATTCCAAGTTGCTGTTGGAAGACTTAGGTGACGTCTAAATTCTTCAGAGGCTTCTTCAAATCTGTTGTAAAAAACTAACTCTCGAGCATAGTAAAAAGAATTTCTATCATCATTAGGGTCTTCTATAGTAGATTGCTTGAGAAGAGGAAGATACTGAGAGCGAGACTTTGTGTTATCTGCGTGATGCTCCATAACTGCATCAGTCCAAAAAGCAACCTCTTTTATTCGGTCTGGAGTAAGAACTTCGTGGACAGGATGCTTCCATCTATATCCATGACGCTTATGTATCTTATCCCCGCCAAAAGTAAGACCAGGAGTTCCATCTGGATTCCAATTCCAAACATATTTATATCGAGGTCTAGTTGCTCCAGCATCAAATGCTTTTTGAAGTTCGGCACGCCAACCTGGAAGCATAATCTCGTCCATATCTAGCGGTATGCAGTAATCCATATCATCTGGAACTAAAGCAAGAGAGGCATTTCTTCCAGTATCAAATCTCCAAGGCTTTACGCATATCTCAGCGGTGTTGATGCCTAGTGATTTTGCTACCTCAACTGTTTTATCGGTTGAGCCAGTGTCAACAATTAAAAGATAGTCTGCTTCGTCCTTAACTGAGTTATACCAACGCTCGACGAACTGTTCTTCATTTAGGGCTATTGTGTAAACGCATACTTTCATATCTGTAGAATACTCTATTAATACAAAAAACCCCCGCTATAACACGGGGGTTTCTGTTTTTAGAACTAATTAGGCAATAGTTGCAAAACGGGCTTTGCCATAAATAGTAGTACCACCATCACGACTGTAGAACTCAAGAACAGTTTTTCCAGTGCCAGATGCCAAAGTAGGGGCACTGCCACCATCCCAAGTTACTCCTGAAAATGTTACTGTATAGGAGGAACGGTTGGCAACTTCCACATAAAATGTGTTTGCGCTACCGTTAGGGATGTTAGAGAATGTAATAGTAGAGTTTGAGGTCTGTGAAGTAAGAAGCGTTACTGGATAATCAATAATGCTTACTGTTAGAGTGCCAGATGCAGCGGCTCCAGATAGTGTTTGAAGACGAGCAGTGATGCCTTGAGTAATATAGGCATCTTGCGAAGCCGTTAGTACCTGAGGTGACATTGTAATTGGCATTATTTATTCCTCCGAAGCGGTGTCGTCAGTTGCTTTGTCTTTCTTCTTTGCAGAAGATTTAACAACTGGAGCCGAAGTCTCTAGGACTAATACATCTCCAGTAAGAAGATGCTTTTGATTATCTGCAACTGGAGCAAAGAAACCTTCAGTTCTTGACCATCCCCAACCGACGGAAGGGGCTGGACTTAGGTCTGTAATGTCTACAGTAATAAAAGACTGCGCTAATCCACCGAGTGAAGCAGCATCTTCGGCAGCAAGAATGTTTGAAACTCTACCGCCTCCGATAAGGGCAAATTTTTTCATTTTAGTTTTGTCTCCTCTTCTTTACGCTGTGAACTTCTCAGTATAACGAATGATAACAGCGCCATCAGCACCATTTCCACCGTTAGCCTGGTATGGATAATACTGAAGTGTGCTGAAGTCAATATCAATAACATCTCCACCAGAACAGTTTAATACTTCAAAGGCTACTTGGAAGTAAGCACAGTTGGCTGGAGCCAAAGGTGGCTGCCAGTTCTGAGGGGTGTTTGCTACTGTGTTGGTGTAAGTGCTTGCAACCAGAGTTGCTCCAACAGTAGGACGGTCCTCACGGATAACGCGCTTATTGATATCTAACCAAATTACTACTGGACGACCAATTTTGGTTCCAATATTTGGAGTTCCAGGGTTTGTTCCTGTAGTTAGACGCACTGCCCAACCTGAGAAGAAGAGTTGAGTTCTTGGAAGGATTGGGAAATCTGTCCAAGCATTTCTCACTCTCATATTTCCAGCATCTTGAACGGTGCAGCGTAGTTGCTGTGTACCGTATGCTGGAGAAGAAGAGTTGATAGCAACTGTTGCGTTGTATTCTGGATACCAACGGTTTAGGTCAGTTAGGTTTGCTGCTTCAAAAGTAATGAACTGACTTGCGCTGTGTGTGACTGGTGTAAACGGAACGTTTCCGCCGTTAGAGCCTGCACCACCACCGCCGCCACCCGTATTTGGGATAGCATCAAATCCACGAGAATAAACATCTGTAATAAGCGAACCAGATTCGATACCAGTTAGGTAAGCAAGGTATGTATGACCACCCTTACCGCCTCCACCGTTTCCACGACCTGGGTTGTTGAAGCCGCCTTGAGCAAATGTATTCCATCCGCCTCCGCCGCCTCCGCCGCCAAGAGTAATGCTTTCTAGTGTTCCTGTTCCATTAACATCAAGACCATAACCACCGTCTCCACCATAGTTAGGGATGTTTACGTTGCTAGTAATCATTCCATAACCACCTAGGTGGCCAGTTACTGGGTTATGTTGCAACTGTGTAGAACCAGTTGATTGATAGCCAGTTGTAGTGCTAGTAGAAACTACTGCTGACCCTGATACTGCATTGAAACCTGCTGTTGTGGCTCCACCGCCGCCGCCAGCATACGTTGGTGCTGTTGCTGAGTTAGGGTTTGAAGCATGACCACCGTGGTTTGCACCAGGAAGACCAAACTGCCAAAAACGGAAGTTAGAGTTATATGTTCCGCCTCCGCCGCCGCCTTTAGCAGCAACTAGTGGTGCTGTAATTGTTGCTGAATAGTGTGCCTCTCCAGCCCAAGTAAAGCCTGTGCTATTTCCATCCTTATAGAAGGTTGGAGCAGCGCCCACTTCAAGTTGAGAGAATGCTATGTAGAACTCAGGTTCAGCGCCACCAGTGGCGTTGTTAGCAGCAAGGTCGAACTGAACACCAAAACGCATGAATCTAGCAGTTCCTGGTGCTGTTGCTGTTACTGAGAGTCTCTTACCTTGAGTAGCATTTAGGTTAGAGGTTGAACCCATCTTTAGGGAAGTTACTGGTGTAAGGATAGTTGTACCCTTTGAACGAGAACCTACTAAGTTGTAGTCAGCGTCGTAGAACTCAATGTAAGCATTGGATGTTCTATATTCTTTCCACGCCCAGGCATATGTAGAACCAGTGTATTGAACACCTGGGGTTGCATTCACGAAGTCGTGAGATACTTCCATATTTTCGCCTGAAGTATCAGTAGACATTAGTCGAAGAGCAACATTGCTCTCGTATGTAGGTGGGCGCCATGCTGTTGCTGACGAACCAGTCTCTACTTGAACGTTGTCAATGTGCATAGTTGTGTTTGCAGGGATTAAGAATCCAACATATGCCCACTTAGCAGTCAAACCAACAGCGTATGCTGGCAAACCTGTGAAGGTTGCTGATACTCGACGCCATGCTCCAGAGAAAATACCAGAGTGTGCAAATGTTCCAGTTCCTGTAACTGAACCACTGTTAGCAAGAGATAAGTTGATTGTTGTTCCTGAAACGCTTGTTACTGTTGCACCAACTGCAACGCCAGTTCCTGAAACTGTTTGACCGAAGAAAATACCAGCAGCATCATCTACAGTAATAAATGTCTGTCCGTTAGTTCCTGAAACAGTCTTAGATACAGAGCCGCCGTATCCTGAAAGAGGAGCAGTTATTGTTGACTGAGCAACATGGTAACCACCAGCAGATGGAGTTACGTTGCTGAAAACAGTTCCAGTTCCGCTTGTTGTGTTCTGGTTGTTTCCTGGGAAGTTAGAGCCATCACCAATACGAAGTTGCATAATAAGGTTCTGAGGTGTTGGGTTTGTGTGATACACATATGCAGAGACTGTGTATGAAACGTTAGGGTCATAAGCAAAACCAGATGTTCCGTTGTTGCTTAGAGCACTAGCACCAGAAGTTGTAAGACCAACTAATCTAGCACCAGCAGATGAGTTCACGCACTGTAGTGCGTTAGTTCCTACAGTTGCGATGCTTGAAATCTCTAGAGGAGATGACATTTCTGGAAGTTTTGTATAAGGATTTGATAAGACAGCAGCAGAAATATTTCCTAGGGTATCAAGAGCGAAGAAAGAACCGCCAGATAATCCTAAATCTTCCATCTGAGCATACTGTGCTTGAATAAGGTTGTTTGACTGTGTTGTGCCAAAAGCAGAATCTTTTGAAATATTATCATTGTAGATAATAGAAGCGGTAGTTACTCTGCTTGACTGAAGGTTGAAAGTGACTGTTGTTCCAGTAGCCACTGTTCCTGAGTTGTTAACGTTCAAGGTAATTGTTGTTCCAGAGATACCAGTAACAATGGCGTTTGAGCCTACACCAGTTCCTGTAACAATCATACCTAAAACAATGCCATTATTATCTGGTGAAACAATAATTGTAGGCAAACCTGATGTTCCAGTTGCTGATTTTTGTACCTGAAGCATATTGTTTGCTTCCCAGAGGGAAACGCCCTTGTTGTAACTTGGGTTCATCAACAAGTTTACGGGGGTAGTTCCACCAAATGTTGTGGTTCCACCAACACCGCCAGGTTGAGTGTTTACTTGGTCAGCGGCTGAAATTATTGCTCCTTGACCGCCATGACCACCAGCACCGATTGCGATACCGTATGTTGTGCCTGGGGTAACGTTTACATTTCTACGGACAACTTGACCACCGCCGCCGCCTCCACCTGCAATGGTGTCTGTTCCGCCGCCGCCTCCGCCGCCGCCTCCAACTGCAATAACTTCAACAGCAGTAACGCCAGTTGGCACAGTGAAGTTTCCACTTCCTGTGTACTGAACCTCTTTGATTGAGAAGCGTCCAGAGTTGTCATTAGGAAATACAATTAAATCTTTGCTACCTGAAATAGCCATTTTTCTTTAGCCTCTCGCTCTCTTTGTTTTTACTACGCTGTTACTTCTACGCCAGAAATGGACACATCAATGCTGCTATTTGAGGATGCCGCAACATAGATTGCGTCAGAACCTGTCATAACTTGACGAATATCAAAATTTACAGTTCCATTTGCTGGAACCTGAAGACCATTACAGAAATTGAACGCAGTGCCGGAGTTGTATCCGCCTGTTCCAAACTGAATAGTTAGTGTGACCACTGAAGCGGTCTTATTTGCGGCGACAATGTTTGTCACAATTGTCTGTCCACCTGCGGGTACTGAGGAATAAGCAGTGACTCCTGATGTGGTCGCCGCGCCCCTGAAGAGTTTTGCTGCTGTAGTTGCCATTATGCCAACACTCCCATGTATGAGTTGATTTCTATATTAGCAGCAAGTGCGCTAATAGTTGCGATTTTCGCGTTTCCTGCTGAGTTCACTGCCGTTACTTGTGTAGTTCCTGCAGAGTTTACCGCTGTTACTTGAGTAGTACCTGCGGAAGTTATAGTTGATATTTGAGCCGCAGATGCTGCCACTATATCATTTACGCCAAGAAGAGACCCTAGAGTTTCTAATGCCTTAGAAACAAATACGAGGTCCTGAGCAGTATAGGTACTAGCCCCTAGGCTAGATGTGATTTCTGCCTTCACCGCATCAATTTGCGTTGAGAGACTGTCATAACTAGGCATTATTTCTCCATTCCTTGAGTGTAAATTCTATCAGTTCTTTTATCAAGCCTATTGCTTTTGTTTGTCATTATGCCTGAGCCTCTGTCCAAGAGATACGAGATGTGATGTTGGCTTGAGCAGCACCAATATTCGTTGCTGTAATAACCAAAATGTCTGGACCGTTAGGGTATGAAGGGCTGCTCGAGTTTCCATTTCCACTCAAAATTGAGTTTCCAAGTTCACGGATAGCCTTCAAGTCATAAGATGTAACGTTGAAGTTTGTTCCTCCACCACCATTTTCTGAGTAGAAGGAGAACACTGCGTCTCCACCAGTAATAGAGCCAGAGGCAGTCTGAACGGTTCCTCCGTTAGGACCAGAGTTATCAAAGTAAAGCACCTGAGCCAAAGAACCAGAACCCACACGTTCGCGGTCCCAGTCAAACGGAATGCCTAGATATGGACGAATGCCTCCAAATACTCCGGCACCGCTAGCAGTACCAGTAAGAGGTTGAGATAAGGTAAGTGTTAATCCAGCAATTGCGACAATAATTGCGCCAACTGGTAGACCAGTTCCGCTAACAACAGTCATACCTATAGCAAGGTTCTGAACGTCGGACACGGTGACAAAGGCTGTGCCGCTTGTTCCAGAACTCAAAGTTTTAGTAATACGAGTAGCAGTTTCAGAGTGATTGGTATATGAAATGGTTGTTGGATTTAAGAACCCTTGAATCAAAAACTGCCCGTTAGTTGATACACCAACTGAGGAAAGGCGCATCTGCATTCGGTTAATAAGTTCTCTGATACCAAAGTTTCTTGCCACAGCATTATCTACAGAAGGAGCAAGTCTAACTGCAATAACAGGTCTCAATACACCTTGAGGTATTGCTAGTGATTTAGTCATACCAGCAGTAAAGACATATTCAGCATCAGAATCAAAACGTCCATCCATAATTACAGACGAGCCCCAGTGTGAAATTTGAGGGGCACAGGTCTGAGAAAGAGACATAACTGCAGTCTGACTTACACCAGAGCCACCTAGAGTTGCATCTGGGCTAAATGATGTATTACCGGTATTTCCTCCACCAAGAACAACGACCTGACCAGGGAAGAAAATTGGATAGGTTTGTCTACGAGCAATCGTAACAGGATAGCCTCTCATAGTAGAGTTATATGCTCCAATTGCACTATATGAGGCAACCTCGTTGGAATCGCTATTTCTAATTAGTAAATGTCCGGAACTTGGCCACTCTTTAATATTATCAATATACATTGTTGTATCGTTTGGCGATAAAGTAGAACCATAAGTAACAGTTGCACCGCCCACTAAACGAGCAAGTTTTGGTTGATTGATAACTTCGTAGCGTGCTGGAAGGTTTCCTGAACGCTGGTAAGCGGCTGTGTTTATATTATTATTTGCCATACGATGACAGTAGAAAATATCTCCCTTAAGACCTCTGAAGCCCCAGCGGATATAGCCAGCACCGTACCATGTGTAGTCAATGTAAACCATCTGCATCTTTGACATATCTAGGTTGTAACCAGATGAACCAGTACCATCACACTTATCTATATTCCATTCCGACTGAGGGACTCTAATTTCTTGTGTTTTTGTTGCTCTAACAAAGTTACCAGTAATTCCACGATAGGCTGGAGCAACATTTAGAGAAGTGTCGCTATTGATTGCTGTAATTTGATAACTCATTCCTCTAATTACTATCTTATCCCCAATAACCAATTGACGTCTAAATTGAGTTAGGTTTCCAGTAATAAGTGATGCGTTTTCTACAACATTTACTGTTCCAGAAAGTTCTTTATTTGAAAAACGACGAACAACATATGTTGTATGGCCATCATATTCAAAGTAAAAACCGTTTTGCTCGTCAAACATTCCTGTTCTAGTAGCAGCACCCTTCCACTGAATTGGAGTAATATATAAGTTAATTCCTCCTGGAACATTGTCAGAAGATAGAAGAGCAGTAGTAACGTTCATCGAGTATGTAAAGATGTTTGATTCGGCAACTGTTGTTACAGTAAATGTTCCGTTATATGGGCTGGCAGTGTTGGCATTTACAGTAGTTCCTTCAATTAAAACAGTAGCACCTGGCTGCATTCCGTGGTCCTGAAGAGTCCTAACAGTTACAATCTTTGCGCCAGTTGTTGTAACACCTTCTGCTGACATAGATACTACGTCATATGTAGGAGTGAACTTTGCGCCAGTTGAGAACTGAATTCCTTTACCTGACTGATAGCGGAAATAACGACGGGTTTGACGAATTGTCTGAAGTCCCATTGCATTTCCAAGAGTAGTAATAGAAACTCCACCGTCTAGTGGTCTGTGCTGAATGTATCCTTCTGGTTTTGCGTAGAGAATGCTTGAGCCTGAAGTAGAAACTGATGTTACTACCGTGTCTAATATTTCAAAAGTAAATTGAGTAGGGCTAAGAACATCTTTAATAATCCAGTTGCCGTTTGCTCCACTTGTGTTATTTATAAGAATAGGAGTTCCTGGGAACAAACCGTGTGGATGGCTTGGTGTAGTAACAGTAATAATTGTAGGATTTCCGCCGTTAGTAGCAAGGTCAAATCCTCTTAGAGTTCCACGGCTTGCTGTTCCACCAGGAATATGCGCGTTCTCGAAAGCATCTCCACCATAAGCAATGGTGTTATTTTGTATTGCAACTTCACCAGACACTAAACCTCTAGCAAAATAAGTAAATTGGGTAGGGCTAAGAATGCTGTTAACAACGAAAGTTCCCTCGGCGCGGAAATTCAAAGTATCTTGAATGCTAACAACGTTTCCTACAACTAAATTGTGAAACTGTAGTGTTGTAACTGTAATCAAGGAGCGTGGTCCAAAACCGTTTCCTGCTACTCCTACAATGTCAAAAGAGTTACCTCCAGATGTTTTAGCAAAAAATGAAGGATAGTTTGATACTAAAAAGAGTGCTTCCCATTTAGATGGCTGAACAGAATACTCGAAGTCTGTATCCATCAATGACTGCGGCGCAGCGACGCGGAGTTTGTCTACAGTATCTACAAGAGCCTCTGACAATTGCATAGTTTCAGCATATTCATCTACCATTATTGATAAATTATCTGTTGAACTCATTGCTGCGGTATTGTATTCAAGAACAATTTGAGTTCTTGGCTGGCTTATATCTCCAATATGCGACCAAGAACTGTATCCAAGAGCGGCATCGGCGAAGTTATAGATAATTGTTCCAGTATTAGTGTTTGAAATAAGAATCAAACGCTCTTCTCTAACATATCCAGGAATAACAATAGTTCTTGTTGAAGGATTAAAAGTATAATCCGAACTCTTAATTATTTTTCTTGCCATTTATTATTCCTCGCCTCGTTTATAGAAGAGCCAGTGCTATTAGGCTACTGGTTGTTGCGCCGTTGTTGGTAATATTAGTGGTTGAACCCGATGTTGTAGTGCCAAACAGGCCGAGATTTAGTAATGAATTCATTTCAATAAGACTGATACGGTTTGTGTCAGCAGTTGTTCCACCAGGTCCAGTAGGTCCTACTGCCCCGCCTGGACCCGTAGGTCCAGTTGCTCCATTTGCTCCTCTAATATTACCTTGTAATACCCAAGTTGTGGTAGCAGCGGTGTAAGCAAAATAATCTCCACTAGCCGTATTGAAATAGTTATCCGCCTCTAGAACCCCTGAGAGTCCGGCGCTTTGTGGATTGACAGAGCCCGTAAAAATTTTACTTCCGCGAGTGCCAGCAATACCAGCAGCACCCGTAGGTCCAGTTGCTCCAGCCGCCCCGTTAGTTCCTGCAGCACCCGTAGGTCCAGTCGGTCCTGTTACACCAGGTGCTCCCTGAGCGCCTGGACGTGAGCCAGCAACGACTACCCAAGCGGTGCCGTTCCAACGTTTTAGTGCCATTAATTGCTCCTAGACTTCGCCGTAAGTAGCGAACTTATTTTATCGTATTTTTTTAATATTGAGTTCACTATGAAAGCCTGAACCATGGAATATTTGTTGTTGCCGCCGTAAAGTTTGCTGGAGTAAACGAATCTCCAGAAGGAAGAAGACCTGATAGAGGAACCCCTGAAAGGCTCTGTCCCGATGTAATGTATGAGTTTAGAAATAGAGACGGAAGGCTTGCTGTCGAAACCCCAAGAACTACCGCCGAGGATGTTCCGTCTGTTGAAAGAGCAAAACCATATGTTGTTCCAGCAGTAATTGTAAGACTTGCTGGATAACCACCTGTAATATTTAGAGGGAGGGTTTTTAGTCCCGTTGCTGATAAAAGGGTCATATCACTTGCTGTTCTTGCAACTAGCGTTGCTGTGTTTGCAGCACCGTTATATGTATAAAGAAGCATTCTGGCATAAGAGCCTCCAGCAATTGCTCCAGCAGTTGATATAAAAATGCTCATATTACTTATTGTCAAAGTTTTAGAAGCCTGAAATAAATTAGTAGAGCGGTTTGTAAAGGTAGTAAGAGCCGAGGCTCCAAGAGATGACATAACCATTTTTGAAAATGGTTCAATGTGATTGTCGGCAACCCAGGAGGCTCCAGGGTTCCCGAGAGCATTAGTTGTAATTTGACTTGCTAAATCTCTGGCTTTTGTCATCTTATAACTCCGCACTAAATCCGAGGAAGGTTGCAGCATTGTTGTTTGAAATTAACTGATATGGTCTGAACTGCGTTGCACCAGTTACTCCAAATAAAAGTGTCTGCATTCCAGTTGTATACCCGAATGCAGTAGGTGTTCCACCAGTAAGAGTTGTTACTCCATCAGATAACCCGTAGGCTCCACCAGTCTCGATTGCGGCAGGTGCAGTTCTAAAAGTTACTGGCATAGGAATTTGTATATTTATTGAAGTTGTTGATGCTGCAAAACCAAGGCCCATAGCATCAAAAGTAGAGTCAACTACTTGACGATAATAATATCTTTGACACAAATCAAGTTCTCCACCAATTGACCCAGATGCTGTCATATACGGTGTTGCGATAGGGCCTGACTCCAACTGCACTCCGTATAGGTCCAAGGCTGAGGCGCTGGCTACGACATTTCTTAAACTTACTTGCACATAGGAGTTAGTGCCAATTGTTTTTGATGCAAGGCTTGGCATAGAAAATGTAAATGAGAACCTCTGCCAAGAAGATGTAATCGCTACTCCTCCAGTATTAGAGAGTGCTGATACCGTTGTAGAGCCTCCAGAGCCAAATACTTGGTCTACAAAAACTGAACCTGCACGAGAGGTATCTGCTTTTGCCCAGAATGAGAGCGTGCAAGTCTCTCCAGCGAGAGTTCTGACATCTTCAATTCTCTGCTGCATTTGGAAAAATGTAGATGTTCCAGTTGCGGTAACTGCTTGGCGCAGGAAGAAAGCACCTTCATAACCTGCAACAGGAGCAACTCCAGGAGTAAATGCTTGTTGTGTGATAGTAACTGTTCCATTACCGTCTTGGCTGTGACGCCACCTATCTAATGTGTATATTCCATCAGCAGGTGAGGTAAATGTAGTCCCGCGTTGTGCAAAGAAAAAGTTAGAGTTTATTAGTTTGTTTTTTCCAGCAACTTGATTGTTTCCACCCCAGCGGAGTCCACCAGTTGCAGTGCTATCTGCAAACAACATTGAGAAGTCTGGACCAACTGCTGTTCTAGCAACAGTATTATCTGCGCTTCCAGAGAGTATGTCTCCCTTAGCATCAAATGTTGAAAGAGCAATAGTGTCGCCAGCATTGAAAGAGCCAAAAGTAAGAACTTCAATAACATCATTGAGGGCTAGAGCAGGAAGAACAATTGATGTTCCATTTGATGCGGTGTAGTCCTGATTACGAACTAGTAATACACCGTTCAAAAATACTTGTTCTACCCCAGCGTTGTAGGCAAGAGTCACTGCATTTGCATCTGCTCCAGAAATAGTTGTCTGTCCTGCTGTTGCTACATAGCGATAACGAGTAAGAGTTGCTTGTCCTGTAGGACCAGTTGCTCCCGTTGGTCCTGTTGCTCCCGTTGCTCCTGTTGCTCCCGTTGCTCCAGTTGCTCCTGTTGGTCCAGTGACAGTAGACGCGGCACCTGTCGCACCTGTTGGGCCAGTTGGTCCCGTAGAACCTGCAGGACCTGAAACACCAGTTGGTCCCTGATTACCGATAGCACCTGTTGCACCATTATTTCCTGGTAATCCAGTTGGACCAGTCGGACCTTGAGCACCTGTTGCTCCAGTCGGACCTGTAGGTCCGCCAGGGGTTCCAGCCGTACCTGTCGCACCAGTTGCTCCAGTTGGACCAGTAGGACCAGCAATCATTGATGCTGCGCCCGTTGGACCAGTAATACTTAATCCTGCTGGACCAGTAGCACCAGTGGGTCCGACATTTCCCTGAGGTCCTTGCGGTCCTTGTGCTCCTGTTGGTCCAGTTGGTGCTCCGGAAGGACCCACTGGGCCAGTCGCACCAGTTGCTCCAGTTGGTCCTGTTGCTCCTAATAAAATTTCTTCTTCTCCAGAAGTATCTACCCAAAGAACAGTATTTACAGGAGGAGCAGTAGGGCCAACTGCTAGAAAATCTAAATCAATTTCGTCTTCATCAATCCACAACTCGCCTTCATAAAGAGGTCCTGTTGGAGGATTCGGGTCAGAAAAAATAAGTTCTTCAATAACATTTTCTTCAGAAGCCCAGAATTGAAACTCTGTTGGGTCTGGTGCGGAAGTTCCAGAAAAAATTGCAGCATTTGCGCCAAGGTCATCAATGTCAAACCAAATGTCGCCTGTAGTAGGAGCAGTAGGAGCGCCAGCACCTATATAAGTTTCTGTAGGAACACCTGTTCCATCAGTTGATTCATAATCTTTACCTGTCGGACCAGTAGCACCAGTCGGACCAGTAATTCCAGGACCAGTAGGACCGGTAGGTCCAATAATTTGTCCTACGTTTGACCATGCAGAACCTGTCCACACATACAAATCACCATCTGCTTGAACAATGAAAGCATCGTTAACAGTGTTTCCTGTAGGTGGAAGATTTCCTGCTGCTGCAACAGTTCCACGAACTGTAATTGATGTTCCCTGAGGACCAGTAATACCTGTAGCACCTGTTGGTCCTACTTGACCTGTCGGACCTGTCGGACCTGTTATACCTTGAGTTCCAGTTGCTCCCGTAGGACCTTGAATAGTTCCAACGTTTACCCAGTTATTGGTGGTGGTAGACCAAACATAAAGATTTCCAGAAACAATGTAAGCCTCGCCCGCTACACCAACAGGGTCAGCAGTTTGTAGTTCACCAAGAGTCGCATAGGAACCAAGAACTGTTAGTCCTTGACCTTGAGGACCAGTTGTACCTGTAGGACCTGTAGGACCTTGAATACCCTGCGGACCCGTTGGTCCTGTAGGAACAATTCTTACAACTTGCCAAACAGAACCTGTCCAGCGCCAAGTGTTTCCACCAGAGGAAAATTGTTGGTCTACGGAAGGCGAGGCTGGGAAATCAATTGCTGGCATTTGAATCCTCCTCAAAATTAATAATGTTTAACTCTTCAACGTATGCCTGAGCCCAAGTAGACGCAGATTCTTCTGATTCCCAGGGGCCAGAGACATCTATATCTGTATTATTTTTTCTAATAATACAACTTAGTTCCTCTGTTATTGTATAAGTATACGTCATTTATTTTCCTAGTTTGAAACCGCAGAGGTGGCTATTTTTGCCTCTGCTCCTGCTAAAACAAATCCATCAATTGAGTTTACTGGACCATAAGTAATAGAATTTATGTTTGTTATATTAAAAGATGAAGAGGCTAGGGACCAGTTTTGAGCGTCAACAGAGAAGCCTAATTGCCCGTTTACCCCCACTGCAACATAGATATTTGAAGCAAAAATTACATCTTTTAGAGTAACACCAACAAAAGGATTTGAATGAAGAGTCCAGGCTGTTCCATTTGAAGAACTAGCAATTTTTCCATCTGCAGCAACAGCAACAAAACCTAAACTTCCGTATGTAACAGAGTTTATTTGGCTTGCGCCAAAAGGACTAGACACCTGAGACCAAGTAACACTATTGTCAGTAGATACTGCAATCTTCCCACTACTACCAACAGCAACATATGTAGTAAGAGCACTGCTGTAAGCAACAGAGTATATAAAGGTTACTCCAAAACTACTATCAACTACCTGTGTCCAGGTTGTTCCATCTGAAGAAGTAGCAATTTTTCCACTAGCCCCAACAGCAATAAATTTTTGACCATCAAAAATTACATTAAATATAGAAGTTGTTATAAAAGAACTTGTTCTCTGAGTCCAACTTGTTGCGTTAGTGGAGGTTGCTAACTTTCCTGTTCCTCCAACTAAAACATATAAACCTAATCCAAAAGCACTGTCGTATATAATAGTTGTTCCAAAAGAACTTGTTCTTTGCGCCCAAGTTGTTCCATCTGAAGAAGTAGCAATTTTTCCACTAGAGCCGTTTGCTAAGAATTGATTGTTTAGATACTCTACTGCAAAAATTTCATCTGGTGATGTAAAAGAAGAAGTTCTTTGAGTGAAAACTCCTGGAGAGAATGTTCTTACTCTAGAAGAAAAAATACCATGTAGTGTTGTTAGCATTATGAGGATAAACTTCCGCTCAATACCCACTCGTTGACTCCCATTTTAATCAAGGAAGCAACTGCATACTGCTGTGAGGTTTTACGTTTACTTCCTTCGGAATTGAGAGTAACTCCTGCTGTAGGGACAAAAGTAACTTGTCCAGTTCCATATTGAATAATTACAATTTGCGTGCCAACTGGAAATGTATATGAATTGTAGTTATCTAGTTGAATAGTAATATCCATAGCAAAAGAAGATGTTGTTTTTACAATTTTGGCAACATCTACAGAAGTAAGAATTGTAGAACCATTATAAGTATTAGAAGTTAGTTCATAAACTGCTGGCCCTGTAGGTCCTGACTGACCAGTTGGACCTGTTGGACCTAAACTACTAACATTAATTGTTCCCTGCATTGCAGGGTGAAATTGACAAACGTAGTAGAGTAAAGAGGGGGCATTGAAAGGAACTTCAAAAATGATAGTTCCGTTATCTGTCCCGCCGTTTGTTACCCCTGTGCTGTAAACATCTCCTGCGCTATATGCGCCTGAAACTGTTTGAATCCAAAACGGATGTCCAACAGCGTTAACATTGATTACATATCTATGGCCACGAATAAAAGACAAGGTTGGGTTATTAGAACCATTTATTACATAAGCACCGGTACCAGAGTTTGTAACATTAAGTGTTATTCCACCAGAAACTCCAGTTGGGCCTGTAGGTCCCGCTACTGTTGAAGTTGCACCAGTGGCTCCCGTAGGTCCTTGAATATTTCCAGCACTTAGCCATACAGATTGAGAGGGGTCCCAAACATATAAAACTCCATTAACAAGATAAGCATTGCCAGGATTACCTGTAGGTTGTGCTGTTTGAAGTGCTATCAAACTTCCATAACTTCCAAGAATAGAAATGCCTTGACCTTGTTGTCCTGTAGGCCCAGTAATTCCTTGCTGTCCTGTTGGTCCAGTAATACCAGTAGGACCAGTAATACCAGTCGCTCCAGTTGCTCCCGTAGGCCCTGTAATTCCTTGCGGTCCTGTTGGACCTTGAAAACCACGCACGCCAGTAGGTCCAGTTATACCTTGTTGTCCTGTTGGTCCAGTTACACCTTGCGGTCCTTGAGGTCCCCCCGAGCCCGTTGGTCCTTGTGGCCCTTGCGGCCCACCAACTGTAGAGACAGGACCAGTTACGCCTGTTGGTCCTTGCGGTCCTTGCCCGCCTGTTGGTCCAGTTGCTCCAGTAGGTCCAGTTGGTCCTACACCACCTGTTGGTCCAGTAGACCCCACTGGCCCTGTTGCTCCGGCAGCAATACTTCTAATTAAGCGCCAAGAAGTTCCGTTCCATTGATAAGTTAAATTTCCACTTACATATTGTTGACCAATTGTAGGAGAATTAGGAAAGTCAATAGGCATAATTAAATCTCCACTATCTGAATTTTATTTGAATAACCAGAATCAATTCTTAATCCTACAGAACCACCTATTTGTAATTCATTTCCAGAGTTTTGCCAAGCCCAAATTTCAAAAAACTCACCGTTATCTAAAACAGCAATAGTAGAAGAAGTAACAATAGTAAAATCATTATTAATTCCAGTATGAACTTCTCCTTGACGCTTCTGAGTATTTAGAAAAACACCTCCTGTTGTATTGTGATACAACCAAGTTGCTCTCGCCCCAACAGGGTCTGGTCCAAAATTTACTTGCCATGTAACTAGGTAAGTTTTAGTAGTTCCAGAATTATTTGTATACCTTCCAACCTGCACTGAACCGTCATAAGTTAAGGAAACACTTCCTCTAGAGTTATCTGCGTCAGTAATATTCCACTGAACTCTTGTTTCAACTCCATTTGTAATGCTTTGAGTAGTATTGTGACGACGGGCCATTACATTTGAAGAGTATTGAGGTCCTTGCCCGCCTGTTGGTCCAGTAGGTCCTTCTGGACCTGAAACGCCAGTCGGGCCAGTGAATCCACGAGGACCCGAGGACCCTGTTGGCCCAGTTACTGATGGACCTGTTGGTCCAACACTACCTTGAGCACCAGTTGGTCCAGTTGGTCCTTGAACACCTTGAACACCTTGAACACCTTGCGCACCAGTTGGTCCAGTTGGTCCTTGAACACCTTGAACACCTGTTGGTCCAGTTACTCCAGCAATACTTGATGAAGACTCAACCCAGTAGCCATCGTAGTAAACATAAATTTGACCAGTAGTTGAATCAAACCAAGCATCTCCTAATGCAGGTAATGCTGGTGGAGTTGCAGAAGAAAGTGCAAAAGACCCGTATCTTCCTGTCGGTCCCGTTGAGCCAGTTGGTCCAGTGACAGTAGATGGCGCACCTGTAGGACCTGTAGCACCTGTTGGTCCAATTACTTGAGTTACAACTAAATCCCAGGCGGTGCCTGTCCACTTCCACTGCTGAGAGCCGTAGGTGTAGGTTTGATTTACGGAAGGTGAGGATGGGAAATCAATTGCCATTTTTTACACCTGCCTTTCATATTGAAACTGAACAATAATTTCATCGTTTTCGCTAAAGAAAAATGGTAAATCGTGTGTTGCTGAGAAACCTTCGTCAAAATCAGCAATTTGATTATGAACAAGCATTTCTAAAACAGTGTTATTTGAATTATTAAAAATAACAGTTCCAATAAACACTTTATTTGCTGAACTATCTCTAAAAGTTACTTGACCAATTGGTTCATAGTTTTTTGTAGGGGTGGCTCCGACAAATGGCAAAGTAATTCTATAAGTTCCACTTCCTTTATCGGTAGTTGAACCAGCAACAAGTCTGACGTTTCCAAAAACTAAAGAACCTAATAAAATATATCTTCCACTAAATATTCCATTTCCAACAGTAGGATTTGTTACAGAAGCAGTCCATGCAGGTGTGTAAGCGGTCCAAGAACCAGTATTGAATGTTCCTGTAGCCCCAGTTGGTCCAGTAACTCCTTGTTGACCAGTTGGTCCCGTAACAGTTGATGGTGCTCCAGTTGCTCCGGTTGCACCTGTTGCTCCCGTAGGTCCAACATCTCCTTGAGGTCCCTGAACAGTTGATGCGGCACCTGTAGGACCAGTTGCTCCAGTTGGGCCAGTAACACCAATTGAACCTGGTTGACCCGACAAAGATAGAACCCAAGAAGATAGTGAGGCGTATGTTGAAGGGTTATATATCAAATCAATAAGAATTGTTACAGTTTGATTTGAAATATTTGTTATAACTCCTTCAATCCAAGCCAAACTAAATGCTTCATCTGACCTAGTGAGTCTGGTTCTAGAACCAACAACAAATGATTTTGTTGTATTTGATACTGTAAAGGTCTTAGTTCCTTCTGTGAGATTAAGAGTTGTAGTTGAGAAGACAGCATCAAAACCAATACCAATTCCTGTTGCACCAGTTGCGCCAGTAGCACCAGTTGGACCATTATTTCCTTGCGCACCTGTAGGTCCAGTAATACCAGTTGGACCAGTAGGTCCCTGCACACCAGTAGGTCCTTCTAGACTTCCTACATTTATCCAATAATTTCCGTCCCAGGTAAACAAGTCGCCCTGAACTAAATATGCTTGACCAGGTTGTCCTGTCGGGTTAGCCGAATTTAATAATTGTTCGGTTGCGTAAGAACCTTGAATAGAAAGACCTGAACCAGCAGGACCTGTTGGTCCTGTTGCACCTGTTAATCCAGTATTACCAACTGACCCTGTTGGGCCTGTTGGCCCTGCTGGTCCCACACCACCAGTTGGTCCTGGCACTGTTGAAGTTGGTCCCGTTGCACCTGTCGGACCAGTAGCACCAGTTGGACCAGTTGCACCACTTAAACCAGAAGAAATTTCTGGAACACCGACTTCAACCCAGTAGCCGTCATAATAAATATAAACAGAACCATCATTTGTGTTATACCAAGCATCTCCTGCTTGTGGTGAAATTGGTGGCGTTGAAGATGTTGTAGAGAAAACTCCTCTACCACCTGTTGCTCCAGTTGGACCAACACTTCCTGCTGCTCCTGCTGGACCAGTTGCTCCTACAGGCGCTGCACCAACTTCAATCCAGTAGCCGTCATAATAAATATAAACTTTTCCTGTTTCTTCATTGAACCAAGCGTCTCCTGTTTCTGCTCCTGTTGGTCCAGTAACTCCAGAGATTGCAAAATTTCCTTCGCTACCAGTAGCACCAGTAGCACCAGTAGGTCCTGCGACAGTTGATGCAGCACCTGTAGCACCAGTAGCACCAGTAGCACCTGTAGGTCCAACAACTCCACTTGCTCCAGTTGCTCCAGTTGCACCTGTTAATCCAGTTGGACCAGTTGGTCCAGCAACGCCTGATGCACCAGTTGCACCTGTTGCTCCTACTCCACCAGTTGGGCCTTGAATATTTCCTACGTTGTCCCATTCAGAATTAATTGCATCCCAAACATAAAGACTTCCAGAAACTAAGTAACCATCACCAGGATTTCCTGTTGATTGCGCTGTTTGTAATTCACCTAAGGTTGCATAAGAACCAAGAATTGTTACGCCAGTGCCTTGTGGACCTGTTGCTCCAGTCGGACCAGTTACTGTTGACGCAGCGCCAGTCGCACCTGTAGCACCAGTCGCACCAACAGCACCAGTCGCACCTGTAGCACCAGTCGCACCAACAGCACCAGTAGGACCAGTATCACCAGTTAATCCTGTCGCACCTGTAGGACCAGCAACTGTGCTCGCAGCGCCAGTAGCACCTGTCGCACCAGTAGGACCAGTATCACCAGTTGGACCTGCGACAGTTGACGCAGCACCAGTCGCACCTGTAGCACCAGTTAATCCAGTAGCACCAGTCGCACCTGTAGCACCAGTTAATCCAGTAGGCCCTGTGTCTCCAGTTAATCCTGTAGCACCAGTCGCACCTGTTGCTCCAGTTAATCCACTAGCACCAGTAGCACCTTGCGCACCAGTTGCACCTGTTGCACCTGTTAATCCAGTAGCACCTGTTGCTCCGACAGCACCAGTAGCACCAGTTACACCTTGCGCACCAGTAGGTCCTGTAGTTCCTCTATCAGCAAGTAAAGTCCACGATTCTGAAACACCTGGCTCTGCACCAGTTATTGGGTCATATAAAGCAGCCCAGTAAAACTTTCCATTA